CATTCCAGGAGATTTAATTCTTTTTCCTCCCTATATAAAACATTGGACTAATGTTAATAAATCTAAGAAACCTAGGTTATCTATTGCTTTTGACATACAGCCTTCTAAAGAATTTTGTAGTCCTATTTATTTAAAAAATAAATCAATTGTTAAAATTAAACTGTGATACACACAAAAAATATTAAAGATAAAATTAATTTTTTTTATCTAGATTTAATAAAAGAATGCAACGAACAAAGACCCGTAACAATTACAAACGGAAATAATTATTTTTTAAACACGAAACATAAAAATATTCTGTATGAGATAGTTTTAAATCAAGCTAGAAAAAAATTAAATACTTTTACTTTAAAAGATAATAAGTTTAAATGTTGGTGTTATTTTTCAGATAAAAAATTTAATGAAACAGGTTGGCACAATCATGTTAATACCTCAACAATTAATGCTGTGCTGTATTTAAAAGTCCCTAAAAATAATAAAGGAATTGATTTTAAAATTAATAACAAGATAAAAAACTATAAACCTAAAAAATTTGATCTATATATTTTTCCAAGTTATGTTGAACACTGTCCTTATCCTTCAAAACAAAACTCAAGAATAACTTTAAATTTAGAAATAAGGTGTAATGAAACCGCAGAACATATATTTAATTAAAGATATTTTTTCTGTAAAAGAAATACAAAAAATATTTAATTTATCTAAACCTTTGGTTGAAAAAATACCGGGCTGTCCTGGTCTTCAATCGTATCCCATACTTCAAGATAAAAAACAGTTTAATTTTGTTATACAAAAATTACTTGAAGTGTTTGATAAACAAAAATATAAAGTATCTGCTGCATGGATTAATTTTACTTCTGGAGATTATATTAATTGGCATAATCACCCACCTACAAAATATTCAGTAGTTTATTTTTTAAAAAATAAAGATAGTTTAGGTACAATGTTTAAAGTAAAAGATGAAATTATAAAAACAACAATGAAAGAAAACTCAGCAATACTTTTTCCATCAAAATATATACACAGCTGTCCAATTAGTGACAGTAAAATAGATAGATGGAGTATTGTTTTAGATTTAATAGAAAATGAAAATAATTAATTTTAAAAGCGAACCTAAAAACTCTCCTTTTGCTCCAGAGTGGGATTATTTTTTAGCAGAACAAAAAATAAAAGACGTGGATTTTAAAAAATTATTCTTATTTCTTAAAGGGAAAGAAAAAAACATTTTAAAAATAAAGATAGATAGTAAAAAAAAAAATGTAGATGGCTATACAGGACTAGGTGATAATTCTACAACCTCTAGATATGGTCAGTACAATGTATTTAATTGGAAAAACAAAGAATTAGTTAAATTAAAAAAAAATATAACTAAACTACATAATGATTATTTAAATTACCTGTCAATAAAACCCAATAAAAATGTTTTTATTAGTTGCTGGTTTAATATCATTAAAAAAAATCAAAGAATAAATACTCATTTACACGGAGTAAATCCTGATTCTTATTTATCTGGAAATATATGTGTTAGTACTGAAGGGACATCTACTTATTATATAAACCCTGTTAATGTAATTAATGATCCAGTAGTATACAAAAGTAAAAATGAAGAAGGTAAAATAACATTATTTCCTTCTAACATACCACATTATACAGATGTTTATTTAGGCAAAGAAGATAGACTAACAATTGCTTTTGATCTTTTTTTAATTTCTAATAGAGACAAGGTAATAAAATTAATTTAATTTATATTGAATTTATTAACAAACTGATATACTCCCTAATAAACAGGATTTTATATGTTACAAAAACTAGGTTTTGCTCCAGGATTTAATAAACAAGTAACCGAAACAGGGGCCGAAGGTCAATGGTTTGATGGTGATAATGTTAGGTTTAGATATGGTTCACCTGAAAAAATAGGTGGCTGGGATCAATTAGGTGCAAATAAATTAACCGGAGCCGCAAGAGCTTTACATCATTTTGATAATAACGCTGGAATTAAATACGCTGCAATAGGAACTAACAGAGTATTATATATTTATAGCGGTGGTGAGTATTATGATATTACACCAATTAGAACAGCTATAACAGGTTGTAAATTTTCAAGTTCATCAGGAACCCCTACTGTCACTATTATTTTTCCGTCAGCACATGGAATGATTGAAGACGACCTTGTTTTTTTTGATGATGTTACTGGGTTAAGTAGTTCCACTTTTAATAATGCATCTTTTGAAGAAAAAACTTTTATGGCAACTTCGGTTCCAAGTGCAACAACAATTACAGTTACTATGCCGACTAATGAATCTGGAACACCTTTAAGTAATTCTGGTGATGCTACCGGAAACATATATTTTAGAATTGGTCCGTCTCAACAACTAGGTGGATTTGGTTTTGGTACTGGTCTATATGGTGGAACAGTTTCAGGTATTGCAACTACAACTTTAGCAACAGCTTTAACAAATACAACAGGGACTACTGTTGTCCTTGCAAGTTCTTCAGCGTTTCCTGCTTCTGGAGAAATTAGAATTGACAATGAAGATATTAGTTACACAACCAATGACCAGGCAACGGGGACCTTAAGTGGTGGTGCTAGAGGTGTTAATGGTACTACAAAAGCTACTCACTCACAAAATGCAACTGTTAGTAATATTTCAAATTTTGTTGCATGGGGAGAATCTACGTCAGCTGATGTCGGTGTAACACTTAATCCAGGTTTATGGGTATTAGATAATTTTGGTACAAAACTAATAGCTCTTATTTATAATGGAGAATGTTTTCAATGGGACTCAGCACCAACAAATGCTACTAGCGTTAGAGCAACACTTATTCCTAATGCACCAACAGCTTCACGTCATGTTTTAGTTTCAACACCCGACAGACATTTAGTATTTTTTGGTACTGAAACTACTATTGGAGATAAGAATACTCAAGATGATATGTTTATAAGATTTTCTTCCCAAGAAAATATTGAAGAGTATACTGTAAAAGCTGAAAACACAGCAGGTACTCAAAGGTTAGCTGCCGGTTCTAAAATTATGGGAGCCATTAAAGGTAGGGACGCTTTATACGTTTGGACTGATACATCATTATTTTTAATGAGATTTGTAGGACAACCTTTTACTTTCTCTTTTGAACAAGCGGGTACTAACTGTGGATTGATTGGTAAAAATGCATGTGTTGAAGTAGACGGTACGGCATATTGGATGTCAGAAAACGGTTTCTTTGCATACGATGGACAGCTACAATCATTACCTTGTTTAGTAGAAGATTTTGTTTACGACTCAATTAATGTAGATGCTAGAGATCTTATTAACTGTGGGTTAAATAATTTGTATACTGAAATTAATTGGTTTTATTGTAATCTTGGTTCTGATGTAGTGGACAGTGCGGTAACTTATAATTATTTAGAGTCTAGTGCCAAAAGACCTGTTTGGACTATTAGTAAAATGGGTTTAGGGACAAATTCTGCGGGACAACAAAATACAAAAATAGGTATTCCAAGAGCAGCTTGGCAAGATTCTGCGGTATTTAAAAACCCTCACGCATGTTTTTATGATAAAAATGATAATACTTCATACGATGTAATAGGTAATACAGATGGTAGTACCGTATACTATGAGCACGAAGTAGGAACCGATCAAGTTAATGCAGGCGGTGTTACTACACCAATTATTGCTAAGATTACTTCAGGTGATTTTGACATAACACAAAAAAAATCTTCTACTGGTCAAGCTTCAGTAGGTATGCCTGATCTTAGAGGAGATGGAGAATACATTGCAAAAATTAATCGTATCATACCAGATTTTATTGAACAAACAGGGGATACAAGAGTATCATTAGTTACTAGAGATTATCCAAATAATACATCAATAACTACAAGTTTTGATATAAAAAAAACTCAAACAAAACAAGACGTAAGAATAAGAGCCAGGGCTATTGCATTAGAGGTATCTAATATAGCTGTTTCACAAGATTGGAAACTAGGTACGTTTAGATTAGATATACAACCTGACGGAAGGAGAGGATAATGGCAGCGTTTTATAATAAAGGTGATCAAGCTATTTATAATTCAGGACAACATTTTGTTCCTCAAGAAAAATATAGATTAGGCTACACGGCACCAGCACCTTCTGTTGAAGAACAAAAAATTACACAAACATTTGGTTTACCAGCAACCAATGCTTTTACAAATAGTGGTGGTAGTTTTAATCAATCAGGAAATGCTTTTGGTTATGGTTCTCCCGTAGAAGAAGTTAATGTAAGAACATTTAATCCCCAACCATATAATCCTACTGGAGGCAGTCCTTTTTCTCCTTCATTTGATCCAATGGCTAATAGAGAAAGTTACGGGGCACAGGGACAATATAATAGTCCTTATGATGATACTGTAGATTTAGGTTTTAGAGGTAGAGATACTTCAACTAGTATACAAAGAAATAAAGGTACCCTTGGTAAAGCATTTGATTTTATAACAGATTATCTTCCTGGAATTGGAGCTGTAAAAAGAGGGGCAAAATTTATAGGCGGTCTTATGCCTGACAATCCAAATGGTCCAGGTGGCGGAAGCTATGGTGTAGCTGGATTAAGTAATGAACAAAAAGGGGTTTATAATGAATTAGCAAAAGATGGAATGTTGTTTGATGGACTGAATGGTATGAAAACTTTAACAGGTAAAAACTTTACAGGTAAAGGTTACATAGAAGGACAAATAGAAAATGCTTATGGTTTTGGTTTTGACACTATGACTGAAGAAGAAATAGAGGAAGATCTAGCAGCAGCTAAAGCTAACAAAAAAAAACAATTTGAATATAGACAAAAAATAGAAGCACTTAAAGTATTAAAACACAGACAAAAAGAATTTGAAAAACCAGGTGGAACTAAAGACCAAGTTGCAGCAATTCAAGGTAGAGTTGATAAAGAGTACTCAGATCAACTTGAAAAAGATGGTAGAGATTTTTCTGTAAGTGGTCCTGACACATCAGGTAATCCAACAGGTAAAAGCAACCAAGCAAGTTCTCAACATGGTTATAATATGCACCAGTCACCTGCATTCGATGGTGGTAAAGAGGATAAAGGGGGTTTTGATACAGGCGGAGGAAAAGAAATGATGGCTAAAGGTGGTAGAGCAGGATATTTCTTTGGTGGTAGAGTGAATTTTAAAAACGGAGGCTTAGCAAGTATTTTATAATGGCAAAAATTGTACAATCATTAACTAGAGCAAGTAAAGAATACGAACAAAGAACTTTTCAATCTTTGGTAAGAGATCTTGATGGTGTTATCAATAAATTAAACACAACATTTCAAGAAGAAATTAAACAGGAGATAGAAGCAAGAGCTTTCTTTTTAGAATAATGGCAACAGTAAATCAGTATAAATTTAAAGGTATAGATAACAATACAACAGGTAATGCATTAGTTCCATTAGGTGCGGGTAATCCTTTAGTTAATGAAACTATAGTTATTAAATCATTACTTGTTACATCAGCAGGTACACCAACAGTCACTGTTAACAACAATAGTATTACAGCTATTAAATCGGCAGCATTAACAGCTAATGTTACAGTAGAGTTATTAACCCAACCGTTAATAGTAGAGGGTGGAACAACCTTTACAGTACAGGCAAGTAATACAGATTCATTTGACATAGCAATAAGTTACTTAAACATCAAAAAGGAGAAGGTAGACTAATGAGTGATAAACAAATACCGGTGGTTACACCTCAGAAAATTACAACAACATATAGACATAAGACAAATAACACAGTTTTTAAAGATCAAGCAGAGTGGGAAGCGGCTGGTTTTACTAATGATGACATAGCACAAGACGTACATATCCTAATGCCTAGCCTTGATTTGTATGGAAAA